TTTATTGTGGATGCTGATCCTGAAGCTATGGGAACCTATCTACACGATGACGGGGATTGGGAACATATCGTCACAGTATCAGAAGCTCGTTGTGGGCATCTTTATACCGTAATGACAACGCTATGCCACGAAATGATCCACATGAGTAGAGCCAATACAGTTACCCACGCTTGGACTAAACACGATGCAACTTTTAAACGCAGAGCAAAACGTGTCGCTACTGAATTGGGTTTTGATCCATTAGAGTTGTAACTTTTTCAAGCAATTCTTCTTCTGTAACAGAATACTCTCGCTCAAAGCGTTTTCTACCCATTCCGTGAATACCGGTATTTGATCCTCTATGGTGATACGGACATAAGGGGATAACAGGGGCATCACCTCTACGACCAGCTCGTCTAATGTGATGGATCTCTGCTGGAGTGCCTTCATTGCCTTGCGTGTAGCAGAGGATGCAGCCAAATCTCGCCAAGCGATCATAATGTTTTTTTTCTGCTTTAGTGGACACTTTTTGTGCTAGTCCAATCTTCTAACTCTTGCGCTGATTCTGTTATAGAACAAGCAATTAAATACGCTTGTGAATATTTACCTTTAAGCACAGCTTCGTGATAGTGTTTAATGAATGAATTAAGTTTAAGAATAATGTCTGCATAATCGTTCATCGTGTAGCTCTTTCTAGTTGTCTGTTGTTTGCTTGCTCTGTTCGCCATGTTTCCCAACGCATTTCAGCAGCTCTAAGCTGCCATTTTAATGTTTCTACTGTTTCTGTGGCGATTCCAATGCCCTTACATAATTCTTGGTATTCAGGGCTACGATATGCTTCCATTTCTTTGGCTGCCATAGTGGATTGATCCGCTTGCGCCATCTTGATTGCTTTAAGAGAATGTTTATAGGCTTCAAGCTCTGCAAGTTGACCTTTGGCTTTCGCATACTCAGGAGCTTTTTTAAAGATAAATTCAATCGCCAAGCTTGGATCGTATTCTGTTTCGTATTCATAGTTTTTCATTTTAATACCATCCCATAGTTGTTTATACCTTCTGGCACTACAATATTTTTTTTCTTGACAAGCATATTTTTTTGAAACACATCAAAATCTACTCTGTGATGCCAACGACCATATCTAAAAACTAAACTAGCTAAGTCAGGATGTCTATCAACAAGCATTTGTGACTTTACTTTTGTCCCATCTTTTTGATAGTCCTCTGTATTGCCACCTTTCATTTTTTGTGTTCCTGTTTTGTTTTGCAAGAACGCATTGAATAAAACGGTACACCAGCCAGCTTGCAGTATTCGGATAGATAAGTCCACATCTTCGTTGTAACGCAGCTCCCAACGTATGTTTAAATCGTTTCTAATCAATATGCAAGAGAAGATGCGTGTGTTTAATCTAAATGGTGGCATTTCTTCACGATCAGGGGCAAAAAAACGATATTGAAAACCAGCTTGACCTATGTTTTCGTAACGATCACAAAAATCTTCAGCAGCTCTAAATATGGCGCCCGATCTACAAGGTGTTCTGTAATTGTGATTTAAACGAGCAAATCCATCAATATTGTCATCAAGAATCCAATGAAACGCATGACCTTCTGATATTGCGTGTTCCCAACACCAATTTCTTGCTGGTATACCACCTAAACCAAGATTTGAGAATGGCAATACCAAAATTTTATTAGGATCAATTACAGCAGCATAATCATTGTATTCTTGTGGTTCAATAACAATTCGATACGCTACATTCATTTTTTCTAATGCCTTAGAAGTCAAACGTGTATCTGCACGACCTTTAGAAATAATGTAAATAGGATATTTAGGTTTCATCAACATAAACACCTCTTTCACGCTTATCTGCGTTTGTAAACAATACGCTTTTTGTATTAAAACTTATACGTTTTCCTACAATTTCACTAAACGTATTTATATCTTCTACGCTTAAAAAGTTAACTGTGACAGAAAAAATAGGTTTCATATCAAGCTGCACAAATTCAGGCATATCTTGCCATTCTTTGCGCCAATCAAATTCTTCAAATCCAAATAAATCTGTCATTTGAGCGCCATCCATAAACCTACTTGGCTAAAAGAATATCCTAGCCAAATAATTGCATTTGAAAATGAGCCTTTGCGTAACTGCAAAACACCGACCATTAAATATCCAAGGCCTGTTGCAGCGATGATTGTTCTTTCCAACATTTGTATTCCCCCTTGTTGCCTAGTTTAAATTGCTCGTAAAAATCGTCAAGTAATTTTTGATTCCAAGTGTATTTTTGCAAATATGCTCTAAATTTTTGCAATCCCCATTCATTTCTCCATTTGCATAATTGTCTAACAGCGCATCTATGGCGTTCTAGCTCTAAGTTCTCGCTGCTTAATGACATAATCCTTCATTTCGTAATAGCTGTTGAAACGTGCTAATTTTGGGTCTTTACCGCACTCAGTTCTATACGCTTCTTCAATTTGTTCGTTAGTTATTAATGGATTTTGCTTTTGTCTAATAACTTGATTTTCAATCCATTCAGCTTTAAAACTGCGCCAACCTCGTTCACAGCACATAGTCAAAGCAGCTTCTAAAGTTATTTTAGCTTTTTCTGACTCACGAATTAAGCCTTTCATAGCTGTTTCTGTAATAGGTGCTTTTAGTCTATCTCTTAATTTTTTGAAATCTTTCCATACAGACTCATTTACACCTTCAGGTGTATATATATGGTTCTTGGTTAATGGTTCTTGGTTCTTGGTTGGTTGCACGGCCGTTGAACGCTTGTTTAACCGAGCTTGAACTGATGCTTTGCCTGCTTTACTGGCTTGACTTTGACGGCTGTGATAACGCTCAATTTCTTCATCAGCTCGCTTGTTATGCCAGCAATTATCTTGCTCAAAAGTAAAAAATTCAGACAGTAAATTGTCAACAATTTGAACATCCGCTCTAATCCGTCGAGCTACTGTTGAACTGTCGTTGAACGGCTGTTCAGTTTGAAAATACATATCAATCATTCTTCGATATGCTAAATCTTCTGCATCTGTTAAATGATTCGTATGGCTCAAATAGTCGCCAATATGAAATGGATAAAAATTCATTACTCCCCCGTTATCCTTACTTTTGTTGTTTTTTTACAACGGACTTCTTAGACTTTAAAACGTCTGAAGAATTGTATAGCTTACCTGTCTTTTCAGTCATTATTGCTTCAATAAGCGTTACTTTTAGACCTTGCTGAACAAGAAAATGCAGACCTTCTTTGTCATAGTAAATATGAACATCTGCTGATCCATCTTTGTTTTCTTTAATTTTTTTGACTATAATTTCCATTAGTGCGTTCCTGAAAAAGCTAATGGACCTAATGCGTTTAAAAGCTGTCTATGAGCTTCTACTTCTTTACTCAAAAAAGCTATGCGTTCTTGTAAAACTTTAATCTCAAGATCAGCTTGTTTTAGCATATCTACTAACATATCTTCTCTAGTCATTTTAACTCCGGCCAAATTAAATGCCACGAATCAGGAAAAATGTCCTTACGTGTAATTAAACCATGCGACTCTTTTTCAAGAGTAGCCCCTAAAAACGCAAATTGTAATGCTGGAATGTTGTTTTTGCGCCATTGAGATACAGCATTAGGAGTTACACCAGTCAATTTTGCTACTTTTGTAGTTCCCCCAAGCAGATCAATTATTGCGGAATCTGTGATTTTTAGCTTCATGTAAACGATCTTACATCGTATGTATTTATTTTGCAAATACTTGTTGACAAGCTATGAATTTTGCTTAACAATCAAGTTATAGCAAATTCGCTATGTCATTTAAGGGGATTTTAAATGGATGAGTTGTATCAAGTTATGACCGAAATGGAGCAACGCTTGGAAATAGCGTTAGATAACATGGAATACGGCACAGAATTGTCGCAAGACGATGTGGATGTTATTCGTGCTGCTTGCGGTAAACCAAACAATACACGCAACAATCTTTTGCAAACAGTCTTTGATGACTTTGGCAAAGTGTTTGGAGGCAACCATGTCTAAATTTTTAGAGCTTCGCAAGATCAATGTTAACGATCATACCGAGCGCAAAGGACGTTTTACTTATCTTTCTTGGGCGTGGGCCACAGATCAGTTGCTTCAAGCTGATCCTACAGCAAGCTGGGATTACAAACTATTTCAACAAGCTGATGGGTCTTTGTTGCCTTATTGCGCTATTGGCGATACAGGCATGGTGTT